GTGAACCGCATTAGAAGCATCCAAATTCTGAATACCGACATATGCCCCTGTATTCTTTGCCGCTCTGATTAGTGTATCTGCTGTAGGTAGGGCGAACCCTTCTGTTTCAATCATTTCTTTTCCTTTCCTTTGGCTGTAGCTCTTGCTGTAGCGCCTTCAATGTGTCGTTCAATACCTTGTATTAATTTAGTCATTTTTGGACTGTCTGGTTGTAACTTACTAGACGCTAAGAGGAAATTACGCCCAACTTTTGTTGTTAATAGCTTGTTTAGTACCAGTGTGGAACTCAAGGCGCCAATTAGGGATAAGGGGCTTTTAACAGCTGTAGCACCTGCACCACCTGCTAGAGTTAATTGAATTAATCTTTGCCCTGTAGGTGGGTTTTCACCGTAATGACCGAATCTTTCAGCAGCTCTCATTAGCTTTGTTAACCCCTCAAGCTCCTTCGCTTGCTTGCCTTCAAAAAACACTCCACGGGCATCCTCTAAATCTTCAAGTGCTTTAGCAAATCTACCCGGGCTTAGCGCATCCTTACTTCTTCCGTTTGTTACTTTTGCATCACCTATAGCGTCCTTGATCATTCCATATCTTACAGCAGAACGCCCTTCATCGTCTAACGCATTATAGAAATTTTGCGCTAGATCTTTCTGCTCTTTTCTTATGAATGATTTGAATATCTGATCCGGTTTATTTGATTTAAGGGCTGCCTTTATTGTTTTATCAGTCTTAAAAGGTACAACTTTTTCACGGTAGAATTTATCAGCTTTCTTAAGTGCTTTCTCAAGCTTTACATCTTTGAATGTGGCCTCAATTGGGTCTGGTTCTAGCTCAAAGATAGGCTTGTTTACATCGGTAGTAACAACATCCTTTCCCCTCATTTTTGCAACACCTTTACCATGCGTGTAAACATCGGTTCCTTTTACAGCGACATCAGTTCCAGTTGAGAATACTTCTGTAGGTTTAACTTTTGATTTAGGCGCTTTACCACTTGCAAAAGTACCAACCTCTATCTTTTCTGATATAATATTATTTATATCTTTTTCGACAGCTGACCTTAATTCATTTGCGTATTTCTCACCTTGCGAATCTCCAGCGGTAGCGTATTTTCTAGCCATTCCTTTTAGGTCTGAACGTGTTCTCCTTAGGTTCCTGAATGTCTTATCACTACCTGATAGACTCTCCTGAATCTTGTTAAACTTGCCTTTAACTGAACTTGGCACATCTGACTCGTCTATCTCTCCAAGTATCTTCTTTGCTGATCTCAGTGCTGACTTTGGAGTGATTTGCCTATCACCAGATAGTCTCTCAACTTCATCGTATAGCTTTCTGGATGTATCTTTAACTTTCTTTAACTTACCACCAAGGCTCTTTTGGATTTCACGCCCCACGTCTTCACCGGGGGACAATTCACGGAGTTCTTTTTCTGCAACTCTCATTGCTTTAGTTGATTTTACAGCGCCCTTTGATCTTACTCCACCAGTACCAATAAGAGGTATTTCCTCCATTATCACTTCCGCTTTCTTAGCTATCGGGCTGCCACTTATATCACCGTATGTTACTGGTACATCATGTTGGTTTGCTAAAGCTACCATCTCTTCAAATCTAGCATCCTTGAATTTACCTTTCATGGAGTTGTAAGCTTTCTTACCGACTTTACCGATTAATTTGACGCCCATCGCTCCACCAGCACCAAACAAGCTGCCATAGAGAGCGTTCTGCATCCTAGACTCATCTTCTTCAGTAAAATCTATTCCAGCCGCCGCAAACCCTTCAGTTAATCCGGGAATAGCTACCTTTGCAACTTTAGCTGCTTTTGGTGCCATTGTAGCAAGTTTGGTTAGAGCTGGAGCCTTTGCCGCAAGTTTACCGAGTCCACCAACTGCACCACCTATAGGGAGTGTAGCAACTGTAGCCCCTGCAATCTCTCCGGCTAATGCATAAGGGTCGCCCTCTGTGGTTTCCTCATAGATCCGGCTTTCTTCCTCATACTCTGGGTTTACATCATCGGTAAACGGTAGAAGCTGTTTGGCTCCCTGAAAGATGTCTTGCATGCCTTTACCAACACCAGTTAGTAACCGCTCACCACCGCTCATTTCTGAAAACATTTTTTGATTATCGAAAGCTGTAGCCTGTTGAATGTAGTCCTCTTGATTTATCCCTCTTAGTATTTCAGGTTGGCTCTTTACTACCATTCTGACCAGTTCAATATCGCTACCTTCCTCGCCTTCATGGTCTTCCCTGATGTTTGCCGCAACTTCTGCTACTGATAATTTACCGTCCATCTCTTCTCCTCAATAGTCTTGATGTGTTGTAGTTGCCACTTTCCAAAGATTCTTTTAATGTTTTTTTCGGTGTAACATTTGTAATATTTGTAACATTGTTACGGTTTGTTACAGGTGTTACACTGTTACTCTGGTTATCTTCACTTATGTTGTATGATTTATAATCATCCTCGATCATCTGTAACATTTCAGCCAAATTTTTGATTTGAGCCATGGTAACATCTTCGGGCTCATTTCTGTTTGGTAGCGCCATATTTGCCAGCTTTGTCTCCATGTCTGACATAGACCCCTCACCAGCCACTCTTGTTAGTGCTCTATTGGTAGACTTTAATGCACCAACGGCAACATCAAACATTCTGCCCTCTTTGGTGGGGAGCATCCCAAATCCTAGACCAAAAGCCCAAGAGTCCTTTTTAAAGGCAGATAGTACATTTGCTAACTGTTTCTTAGCTATCCTAATCTTATTTAATTTACCCTTTATGGTAGCTTTAAATTTAGGGCTAATCTGTTGTTTCTTCAACTGCCTTCTTTCGCCTTCTGCGCCTGTGGTTGTTATAGCTCTTGCTCTTGAGCTTCCAGGTGGCAATGTATAAGCTTCACCTTCTGGGCCATAAACGGTTTGACCTGCTTTTGGTGGCATATACCGTCTATGAATCACACCTTCCTTTGTTGTGATTGGAATCATAGTATTCTCACCGAAAGTCTGACTTACTTGCCATGGTCGTCTTTCTTCATCCACAAAAACGTGTGCTTTTGGCTTTGAAACTCCAGATTTTCCGAACTTTGAATCATAGAACTTGTCCGGTTCAACCTGTTGGTGTTTGAGTAGTTCCGCCTCGATATCCTGCTTGTATGTTGGTGATTCAGGATCTAAACCTGAAACCCCTTCATAGAATCCAGACTTTCGCTCTTCAGCTTGAGTAACCTTGTCTCTCTCTTCCTGCGCTATCTCCATATCCAGCCTGTCTTTTTCGACTTTGGACTCATGAACTTCACGGGCTAACATGCGCTTTCTGACCATCTCGTCAAGCATGGTTTGACGCTTCGTCCCCTCATCTTCACGCTGTTGATAACCTTGAGCCTCTTGCCCGATCATTCCAGCAGCTTGTCCGAGGTCTTGATAGATGTTTGACTGCGGCATTGGCTCGACTGGGCGTTGACCAGCTTCACGAATGCCCATACCTCTTGGAAATGGTACTCCCATAACTAGCCCCCTGCCTGTCTATAGCCGCCGTAAGAGCCTGCAAAACGGTCTTCAAGCCCTTGAGAGTATTCACCACCAAAGTAATTCTCTTGTCTCTGTAGCCTTTCTTGCTCTCTTGCCCTATCAATGTTTTCTTGCTCTTTATCGAGCTTATATTGTCTTAATGCCTCTTTGTGCCTAATGTCCGCTTCTTCACGCTGTTGGTATTTACCATATATATCCAGTCCGGTACCTATGATTTTAGCGCCAGTTCCAGCCATTGCGGCATAAGGGTTTCCGCTTGCTATAGCGGCATCACCAGCTTGATTTGCTACGCCTCCTGCATCAGAGTAGCCACTTGATATTGCTCCACCATAAGAAGGCGGTTGTACGGCTGACGATTGGCTTCTAGTTAATGGAGAAAGTGAATAATCCATCATTCTTGGGTCTTCGTTTAAATATTGTCCGTATGCCATAGTTTCTCCTAAAATGGGTTAAGGGTGTCGATAATTGAACCCGCTGTTGATCCTGTTGTGCCCTCGAACCTGCTCGACCTATGTATTTGTTCTTCAGGGCCGCCCTTAACTGGCTTTGCAACTACAGCTATACGCCTGTTGTCTCCGCCCTCATTAACCACACGCATTGGGTCAATGATCTCATATAAGATACCATCTTTCTCAACAATCTTACCTTTGTTTTCAGCTTTGGATATTGGGTTTTTAGATAACCATGTTGACTTAGCATCACTTGTTTTCATGTTGTCAAGATCAGACCAGTTATCACCAGAGTTTGAGGTCGTATCAAACTCAACAATGTTTCCGCTTTCTTTAGCTTTCATTATTTGAGATTCTGAAATCTTAGACCAATCTGAATTAGTCATCTGGGAGTAATCACCGCTTTCAACTGCTAAGTCTACCCTTCCTTTGGCTTGCTTTTGCTCCACAACCTGTTCAGACTGAACCTGTGACGGGTAAAGAATGTTTTGGAAATTATCGCGGTAAAACTTATCTGTGTAGTTCGCTTTTTCCTGATCAGTCCATGGTTTTCCAGTGTCAGGGTTAAGAGCCATTTGGCCTACTGACTGCTCGATACCTTGTTTGATAAGTTCAGGCTTGGTTTTATCGCTGTATTCAGGTTTGAGGTTTCCTGAAATATCATACATTCCGGACATACTAGCAGTTAAATCCAGCCCTTTAGCATTGGCTACAGCAAACATTTGTTGAGCCTTGTCTGATGGTAGGAATTTGACGAGGTTCGCAAATTGTGCAGCATCTCTATTCTGTTGTGATCCTACACGGGTAAACTCGCCACCTGCCAAAGTTTCAAGTTCTCTTTGTTGGTCACTTCTGCGCCCTCTTGAGAAATCACCAAAAGCGTTTTCAGCTTGAATATTGGCGTTTCTGGCATCGGTCACAGCACTTCTTCTCATTTGTTCATATTGTGGAGAACCTGGGGTAAATCCGGCTCTCACGGCTTGCTCATGTGCGTTTCTTTCTGCTGATTGCAATGATACCGCTTTATTCCTTTCCATGCGTTGGCGTTCTGCTGTTACCTGTGGATCTTCATCACCCATAGCATACTCAGTGTACTTGCCTAACGCTTCCCTTCCGGTTTTGGTCGTATCGTATCCTGTTGGCGTTTGCTGATCAGGTACGACTGTTTCGAAAAGAGGTGGTAAAGTTGGTTTGGTTAACGGTACATCTTGCATAGGTACGCCAGTAACAGGAGGAATAGTTGTTCTCGGAGTTTCCTGCACTGGAGTAGTTGGCGTGATAGGTGCTGTAACATTAACAGGTTGCATCGGCTGAATCTTAACATCAGGAAGAGTCGTATTTGGCAATGGTGTTGCTTGCGTCCAATCTGGTTGCTTTTTAATATCTGGTATATTCGGCTTAATCATCGGTGCTACATTTATTGGAGTCCCGTCAGCCCACGTTCCAGCAGATTTTGGAGGTGCCGTTGTTGGTGGTGGGGCTGATTGATTGATTGGAGGTAAGCCAGCTTTGTTCTTCTTCCAATTTTTGTAATTAATTTCCTGTGGCATTATTCACCCCGCCTCTGATTAGTTTCTTTATATCTCTAAGTTCCACTAATATAGTATTATTTTGCTTTTGGATATCTTCATTTGTTACTCTTTCTTTTCTGTAACCAGTTTGTCTCAATAGAGTATTGGTCTCTTCAACCGCTGCGAGTATATCATCTTCAATTGCCATTTACACCAACTTGATTACAGATTTTCCTGTAGATTGGATCCGAAACTTTTCTGGGTAGCTCATTCAGCCCTTTTAGAACAAAGCCTATTTCAAGTGGTTCAAGTGAGATTGTGCGATTACCCTTTTCATCATCTCTAACAATGTGTGTTGCTGGTTGGTCAAAATCAACATGAATCTTTAAACCTACCTCTTGGATTCTTCTACAAAATCCAAAATCTTCTCCAGCTATATCTTGCCCGTGTTCGTTGTCCGCTTTGATTATCGGTGAGTGATACCAAGGAAATATCATAGGTTTGAGTATTTTTGTTTTGAATAACATCAACCCTGCGCCTATCCAGCCATTGACCTTTTTAAATCCGCTTGTGGTTAGCGGGAATTTATCACCAAATGAATCACAATTATCATTCGTATAATAAGCCCCTTCGTAACAACCAAAGTGTTTCATTTTGTACGGGAATGCAACTACATCTAGATCCCTGTGAAATGCTGACTCAATCTGATCGAGTGTAAAAGCAATATCCGAATCAACAGTTAAAATGTAATCATAATCAGAGGCATCTATAAGCAATTGATTTCTAACCATTGGCAACAATGCACCTTTAGCTTTGATCATTGTCAATTCAAACAACATGCTTTCGTTTAATGCCGCTATGCTCTTCATACATTCTGGCTCTATGTGTTGGTAATATGGTACTACTACAGCTAACCTAACCATTACTTATAATCTCCCAATTGCTTACACTTGTTGCGTAAAATATCTTTGATGATGTCCCTGGTAAACTTATGACATATGGATCACCAGTTATTGTTGCTGTAGGACTAGGATAAACGAAAACATTTGTTGCTGTTTTATTAGTTAGTATCATGATAGCCCCAATTCCTTCATTTGAAAAATCTGAAGGTCTAGGTATTGAAACCATACCGTTTGATGGTGCAACTACAGTTATAATGTTAACGGTTTTTGTTAACTCATTATCACCAGCAGTTGTTGACTCTATGGCTGTTACAGCCCCATCTAGGTTTGTTAATGCAAATGCATTTCTAACGCTTGTGTTAATTGTGTCGACATCAAACACGGATTGACTAGTGGCGTTGTCTATGACGGAAAAGCCTTGTGTTCCATCGGTCAGAACTTTTACGTCACCACCATTCAGTATGTCTATTATGACTCCACCGCTACCTACTCCAGACTCAATTACCAGTGAATCACTAACACCGGCTTTCCCTGTGATTTTCGTGACTAAATTAAGCTCACTTTCATTTAGATTTATATTGCCATCATGAATAGAGTTTCCGGTAGCTTTGACTAGCTTTCCAGTAGTTCCATCAAACCTAGCTATTGCAGTATCTACGGCACTAGCTGGCCCAACGACAAACCCTAAGGCATCTATAGCGGTAGTAAAGTCTGTAATTTGTGTAGTTACTACATTGTGAGGGTTTCCGGTAACTACTAAACCATGGTCATAAGCTACTTTTCCTCTATCTCCACGGTAAGCCGTTGAAGAGGTTTCGCCAAGCTGTACGCCTTCCGATATCTCAACGTAAACAGTCCCTCCCCATCTCCATTGTTTATTATCATCTAAAGTTATATAGATTTTACCAGTCTCACCAGTTACAGGGAGCGCGGCAAAGTTAGCATACTCCAAAACGTCACTAACATAAGAAGGGAGTTGTGATTCTGGAACTAAGCCGCCCACAAGATCAGCCTTAATGTCAAGCACATTACCAATACCATCTATACTTAGCAGTATCGTGTTAACGTGCTCGTCAACCTCTTCCCATAACGCTTGTTCATTTGACTGTGTTAGTACTAATAAATTACCGTTATAAGTACCTATTTTTTTCGCACCTGACTTACTCTCTGTAACATCTGCAAGTGTGTACTCTGACGGTAAGAAATCATAAGTAATCAGGTCCTCATGCTTGTAATATCCTTCGCGTTGATCTTCGTTCCAAGCAATTTCTTTTCCAACCATTCTTCCACGCATTATCCCGCCACTTCCGGTTGCTTTTGCGTGCTTCTGTAATACTTTAGCCATTGTTACTCCCTATTTTCATCACCAGCATCGTCCTGCCGAAATTCTGAAATTGTTCTATTTTCATCACTTGCATCATTTTGCACATATTCAGACGTATCTCTATCTTCATCACCCGCATCTTTAATAATATCACCAGTCGCCCAAGGTGGAGCAGTTGGCACATTTTCCAATATGCCAAATGGATCAAAGCCAGCCCTTATTTGCCCGCGCTGTATTAAACAATTTAACATAATTGAGTAAATAGTGGCGGGTGCCTTGCCAGAAATGACATAATGCAGGTAGTTAGCTATCGGTTTTGTCTCATTATAACCTTGATACTCTGTTTCTCTCAATGCTATTTCCGGGTATAATTGAGGGTCGAGTAACATTGTAAATGGTGAACTCCAAAGCTTACCGTTGACATATGGCACACAAGATAGATTTGTGCTCAAGTTTGCGACTATCGAAAGCCACCTTTGCTCAACCAATGACCTGCCCTTTTCAGCTTGAAACTTATATGTTGTGAATGAGTAGCCTATAGTTTGAAGCGTATTATTTACGGTGTTAAAATCGTAGTCAGTACCATCTATTTCGATTTCGACAATTGGCGCATTACGTGAAATAATTGCCGCTCTTCTGCCTTCATCAAATGTAAACGAAGCCTCTGACAGTCCATTAAGAGGGTATTCGTAAGTAGTCCAGCCTCTACGCTGCTCAACACCAAGTACTAAAAATTGAGATTCACCACCGGAAATAAATAGTTTCCCGTTCATGTAGAAAAAGTCAATATCATCAGCATCAAATGTTTTAATTATATCTCTTATTGGCCTTGACACTTGCATCCCTGCAAAATCACTATGCCACTTAAAATCATCGCCAAATATTCTAAAATCTTGCTGGTCATTAACAATTGCACATATCCCAACATTTGGAACGTATTGAGCGAAATCAGCATTCTCAATACCTATTACATGATCTTCAGTTATCCATCCTGAATTTGGGTCGCCATATGGCACTCTACCAGTTTTCCCTTGTTTGATGCCTAGTAGATCCTCCTTGAAAGATATGAGCTTAATCATCTTCTCACCATCACCCGGGTCTGACTCAATAGAATCTAGAGCACGGGATGATTCAGAGTACTTTGTATTACTTTCTGGTGTAAAAAATATCTTTGATTCGATCGCATCCAAAGCATAAGAGCCATTTGGCCCAGGTATCGACTTCACCCCTGAAACCCAGATCTTATTACGGTGAAAGGTTCCAATTGATGCACCCGGTAAAACGGTCATATCTAATCTATCACCACTCACAAAATCAAGCGGGAATAATACGTCATCATCCTTTACTTTATCCGCGGCAAAGGTATATTCATCACCTACTAAAGTCGCTAGGAAAGTAGCTTTATCAATTTCCTGAACAAGAAACATCTCATCTTCACGACCTATAATTTCGGCTGGTCCTTGTAGGCTTGGTACTGCATTTGTTGCTGTCGTAACGTCCTTGGACCTATATAGTCTTGCGTGGGTCCAATTGCTATTAGCAATACTCTCCATCCCGGTCCCATCATTCAAGATTGCATCTACTTTAATTACATACTCTTGATCCGTACCCTCTGCATAGGCAAGTCGACCCTCTTTAAACGTTGGGCTTGCCAGTTTTACAGCTCTATTTGGACCTGACACAATCAGGTCCACCTGTGGAGTAACTGAAGTATCCTTATATACCAATTCAACAGCGTATACTCTTTTACCATCTAATCCGGTTCCTGGAGCTCCAACTGTTGCGCCCGTTACTGATGTTATTTGTGGTGCAGGTAAGCCCATTTTTCTACGAACAAATTGTTGATCAAAAGAATCGTACTCAATAATGGAATTTCCTGACGTGTGAAAAACGTAAATCTTTTGATTCGACATCATCCAATCTACCTTACCGTCAGCGTAAAGCTTCATTGGTGCGCCTGTTGATTTTTCCGTAACATTAGACCAGGAGTCGTAAGAATTTAACGCATGAAACTTAAATAAAGAGTCTCCGTCGGTATCCTGTTGAATTACAACAAACTCAACATCACCAGCATCAAACACAATATGATTTATTATGTCAAATTCTCCGGTAAATGAATTTGTGAGCCTATTTGATCCTCTACGGGTTTTTAGATACCCTCTTGAACTATCCGACCCTGCATATACAGCGGATGGACTATAGATATCCATATTAACAAGATTTCTTAGTTCGTTTGGGTCAAGATCTGCATGGGGGCCAAATGTATTGAGTCCTGAAAATTGATCAATACTTAACTCTGACTCTGTAATTGTCGGTTGATTCTGTCGTGCACGTATCAATTCCAGTTACCGCCTCTTCCGAAGTAACGGTCTCCATTGTGGCCGCCACTTGAGTCTCCGAGTGTTGAAAGGTCTGAAATGTTATCGCCATGAGAAATCCAGTCAGAACCACGTCCAAAAGCTTGATACTGTGTTTGTGCATCTTCCCAAAATTTGGAACATATGGGAATCATCATTTCCCTTACACTCCCTTGATCCCCATAGGTCGCTGTGTTTGCAAATGCTGAAATACCTTTATACAGAACTTCATATCTGTATTCTTCTGGTATAACTATGTTCGCTTCATCCTCAATACTTTCTATTGCTGGCGGGTTCCTGTAGTACGCCCATCGCAAACGTGAGGTATTCAAGGTTGTTCCACTTGGGCCACAAGCTTTCTCTGTTTGTAGTATCTCTAGTGCTGTAGAGGTTACAAGTGTTATCTCTTGAACTTCACTTACCTGGTCAAACCTATAAGGGAAAAACGACCTTCTTCCTGGTTCATTATCCGTAATCAGTCCGTAATCATCCGGCCCATTGTACCCACTATTTGCGGGTACATGGAATATTGTTTCATCTGATACAGTTGTTATACCTATCAATTTTCTGTATGGTGGATTACCATCTGCTACAGAGGGCATTCTATACGGGCCTTTACTGACCTCGAACGCCTGACCATCACATATAACGCCAGTGGCAACACTCCCACCAGCAATGGTTAAAATCTCGCCATCTGGTATGGTTATATTTGTTCCACCGTCTGGGGGCTCTATAATCCATTTATTCAAACGGTTCTGAGTTCTGAAATTTAGCAGAGTTCCGAAAGTACCTAATGTATTTCCAGAAACGCTCTTGCCTATGTCAGCCTCGATAGGTGAAGTATAAGTAACATCAGTATTAAGCCAAACATCTTGACCTAACTTCATCACTTGCCCCCATTCCTCGAAAGCAGCTAAATCTTTATTGTAGGCAATGTGTTGCACCATGTTAGCGAACTTGACTAACTGCGCTTGGCTAACTTGAAACCGGATACCATACTCTTCATGTGCTAAAAGTATAACATCCTGTAATGTTGTAACTGGTGCAGACATTTTTACCTCTTACTTTTTACTTTCAGCGAGCATTGCATCGAGAGTTTTCAATGATGCATTTTTAGGAGGCGTTACTCCAGCTTTTTTAAGTTCTTCAATCTTCTCTCTTTTAAGTTCTTCGATTGCCGCTTTTTTAGCTTCCTCGTCGTTCTTGCTTGAGTTGAGTTTCATTTCGGCAAGTTCTTTTCTAAAAGCTTCAAGCTCTTTGGATGCCTCACTCTTGATCTCATTTAACTTAATTTCAGATTCAGCTTTTTGATCTGCCAATTCTTTTTTAAGACTTTCAACTTCTTCAGACCTGTCGGGATATTCAAAAGGGTTCGGGTCGTGATGTTCAGAGTTGTCATAGCTTGCACCTTCAACGTCACCACTGAAAACTTCAGGCATACCCTTCATGATATCAACCTTAACAATTTCGGCCTCTTCACCAGCTTTTAAAACGGTAAAATGACTATAGTGTCGTGAAATCCAACTTTGATTATGTTGATTGTTTGGAATAATCCATTCAAGCAATTTGTTTTCAACTGAAACACTTGTAGGGTCGAGCATTTCAATCGGGTTTAAATCATTTGTTTTCATCCCCGGAAGACTATATGATAGTTGATCTTTTTTAAGCTTTTTTTCTGCTTGTAATACGAAATATTCCATAAATTCCTTTAAAATAGCCACTACACCGGAATGTAGTGGCTAATGATTTAAGCCGCTTTCTGGCCTGTGTAGGTTACTTCCACAGTGTAAGAAGCAGTTGCAACGTCAGCAGTTAAAACCTGATAAATACTTACATTCATTCCGGTTTTAGTGATTGCTGTAGCTGCATAGTTGCCTTTAATTGCGCCAAGATCCGTGCAAACAACCCCGATAATATCAGGAATATTTACAAATGATTTATCAAACACAACTGCTACTGTAGTAGTTGTGTCATTACCAGCAGTTACCGCAACTGTAACGCTAGCTTTATTAACGGTTTCCCGTGCCCCTAATGCGGCAACGGGTAGTTTTTTCTGTGTATCAGCCATGTGACACCTCCCTTAAATTGTTGTCGCTGGTGTAGCGGTAGAGTAGATAAATGAACTCTGGTTTAATGGTTTGTCTGTAGCGACTGAGCTGGCTAAGTCGATACGTTCGCACCCACAAGCTTGGTGAGCCGCGAGACCTTGAGAAAAACCATAATCAAAATCTTTTTCCGTAAAGTCAAGATCTTTAATTTTAGCCATACCGATAGTTCCTTTACCCATCATTATGGCGTTTTCACAAGTACCAACTCCAGCGCCAGTCTTAGCCACTGGAAGTCTTTGGTCTTCAATTTTGTAATACTGAGTTCTTTCAGCGTCTGTAGCTGGGCCTGAAGCAGTATTCCAAAGAGGTTGACGCTCGTTTGTAACCCACAAAGTGCGCTTGTATGTGCCGATGATACCAGAAATTGCTCTATTGTCAATGCCACGGCTTCCAGCATTAGTCATAAGCTCACGCCATGTTCCTGACCCTGTAGCTGTTGTCAGTTGACGAGACTGTGTCTCTGACAACATGCCAATGTACTGAACAGAATTGTTACCACTTTTCCAGCTAAGCTTTTGAAGCTTAACGCCATTTGAAGCGTCTGCTTGATGAACCATAGAGTCCATTGAAGCTAGCGAAAAGGTGTTTGCTGTTGTAAGTGCATCAAGAGCAGTTTGGATGTTTCCGGCATAAGTAACGTCATTAGAGTTGTAAGTCACTGGGCCTGTTGTACCTTGAACCAGCCAATTTGGGTGGTGAGATACTGATACAGGAGCGGATACAAGCGTTTCACCAGTCCAGTACTCTGCTTCCGTTAGGAATTCATCAGCACCCTGAAACAAGGCACGACTGTAGTTATAATCCATCAATTCACCGAAATAGTCGGTGAGAAGTTGAACCTTCTGTGCCGCAATGTTGTAATAATCAGTGGCATCACCTTCAACCGACATATCTGTGACTGAAGTAGCTTTACGCTGTAGATTGTAGTTAATCTGCTTGTAGCGCATTTTAGGGGTTTCTTCGCTACCCTCTACCTTCTGCCAACCACCTTGACCCATGATTTTCAACTTCTCAAGGAAAGGAATGGTTGTTTTCATTACCCCTTTGTTGAACGAGTCAGATACAACCTGAACAACTGAGTCAGAGATTTTATTTTTACCGCCATTTGGAACGGAACTTGTCGTTTCAACGCGGTTAGATAATTGTGACCATTGAGAGTTAGCGATAACCTCTTTGGTCATATTTTTTCTCCAAGTCTGAACCTGGAGTGGTGCAAAAACTGGTACTGCTGCCATGAGCTAGTTTCCTATTTTATCCCCTCGGAAATAGACGTTTGTGGAATCTTTTGGGAATCTTACCTTTAATAAGAGTCCCGCTTTCATCCGTCCAACTGTCAGGAACATTCATTTCACCTTGTTCCATTTTTGTAATTGAACTTTCGTCTATATGTGGGTCTTGTTCGTTATTTTTAACACGTCCTTGCAAATTAGATAAAGATGCATTAACGGACGGTTTGTGCTGAGTGGACTTTTGCCCTTTTTTCTCAGCGTCTATTAATTGGTTTACAAATCCACCATTCTCATGCTGGAACATAATATGAGCAGTTTTTAAATCCGGCATATTTTTTTCATGAGCATATCTAATTAACTTATCAATTTGCTCGAACTTTGGATGAAGAGCTTCATTACTTCCACCAAAGTACTTTTTACCAAGTTCCCGAGCTTCTGAAGCTGTTAAATTAAAGACCTTCTGGTTGTGACTTACCAAATCAACGATATCGTCAACCCATCCGTTTGTTGCGGCTGAGTATTCACTATCTTCAACTCTCTTAGTCTCATTTCCGGTTAATTTCTCAACAGTAGCAGTGAGTTTTGCAATTGCACTGTCTTGGCCTTTAACGTACTTCGCCAAACCCTCATCCATATAATCATCGATATCAAACTCAACCGTTTCCGCCTCATTAGTTTGTTTTGCGGTATTGGGTGTGTTATTATCTCCCATCAATTCATTGAAATGAGCTATTGCCTCCGGCTTTCCAGCCCTGTAGTCTTCAATCCATTTTAGGTGGTTGGCTTCACGACCCTTAACTTCTTTAAGTTCAGCGCCAAGCTTTCCACCTGACTTTTTTACGCCATCAATCAAACCCTGAACTTTTGTATTTAGTTCACTAATATCTTTAGCGCCTATAGATGTCATTGCCTTTTGCAGAGTGTCAGCGTTTTCATTAGATAGATTAAAATCCTGAGTTGTTTCAGCTGGCTTTTCTTGGGTGCCATCTGTCGCCTCTGGTTCTCCTTCTGTCTTTTCGCTTTTCTCTTCAGTGCCCTTTTTTGCCGGCTCTTCAATCTTACCGTCTCTAACTTTTTCAGAAACAGAATCATAAACATCTATTTCCTCATCGGTCATCTGGTAATTGTTGTCATCGTCATATTTAGCTAAAATTTCTTGATACGTTTCGATTTCAGACGGTTGCGCCTGTTCTTGTGTATCTGATGTAGCTACTTCTTGGGGTGCCGTTTCCCCTTGTATTTGAGTTTCAGCCACTTCAGGCAAATCAGTATTTACAACTGTCTCAACTGGTACTGTCTCAATAGGTATTTCTGTGCTCATATTTTGCTTTCCTTAAAGGTTTAAGCGGTTTTATTTCGGTTTATGCTTTCACATTCCGTATTAATAGGCCATTTGTGGTGGTTGTGCAGTTTGTGGTATTCCACCACTCTGCTGACCACCTATAGCCCCTGTTTGTTCTGCCTCTGTCTGGGCAAGTCCTTGCATTTTACTCATATTGTCCAATTCCGCACCTTCTGCTTGTGTAGCTGATAACTGTTGTTCAGCTCCACGCTTTGCAATTTCTGCCTGTTGGATTATGTTAGAGTATTTCTTTAAAAATTCTTTTGTCTTCTCTGGAGCATCACCTAAACGTATGATCTCTTCAAGTAGCCCAGCAGCTAAGCCAGGATCATTCTGAATAAAACCCGACTGCATTAGTGCACCCATGATTTTCAACTGCTTATCCCTGTAAGTTTGAGACCTTGAAGACTCTTTAATATTTATACTATAGATAGCCGTATTGATATCGTTAAGCTTTTTATATCCACCCGTGAAATTACCTAAAGCATCCTGTTCAGGTACCATTTTATTTATAGTGGCAAACGGGTTCATTTCCGGTGTAGTCATATCCACAATGCGAAATGTTTTTTCCTCGGTGTAGTAAGTGCGCCAATAGTAGTATCTGAGTTCGTCACGTCTTTCCAAAAACAATCTGTAATTCTTCATTAGTGGCTGTAATTGAACAGCCCCCTGCTCTATTCTCTGAGCATTTAACACACCTGAAACACCGCTTTCTTCCTGTACACCCTGCATTGAAGGAGGAGTACTTGTTATCTCTTGCAGAAACGACATAGAGTAATCGAGTGCATACTGGTGATCCGCTGTAACTCCAGCCCTTGGAACTGGTGCCATTGCTTCACCTATATGGCCTTTCCTAACTTGGAACGCCCTATCTGAATCTGAATGATGTCGAGCTGCTAACTTTGCCTCACGCTCCGAGATAAAAGCAGTAGGGTCTATTAACATAGCTCCAGCCGCTGAGTGTGTAGCCGCTGAAACGATGTTACTCATCATTGCGTTTACTACTTTGTTAGGCCCTCTCTCATGATCTATAAACCCTTGTGGTTGGCCAGCTAAAGATTCCGCTACCATTTCAAGTATAGGCCAAATTATTTTATTTGTTCTTGGGTCTCTTGGTTGACAATGGTATTTCCCGTTATACAGGTATTCAGTGTTTGAGAAATCTTCACAAGCTATTGCAATGTAGAGAAATTCAGCATCCTCTTCCTGTATTTCCGCTTCAGGTTGAGACTGCTGAAACTCTTTTAAATCCTCTTCGTCAATAATTATTTTCTTATCTTCAACTAATGCAAAATAAGCAGTACCGTCAACTTTGTAAAATCTCTCAGTCAGTAAGTACTCACCGTTTCGCTCATTCTTTTGTTCATGCCCTCTATCGGCAAAAACTTGCACCTCTTCATAGCTATTATTAGACTTTGAGTCATTCTCTAAGCTAAATTGAAGTTCTTTTTTCTTCTTTCCAAAATATTTAGTTAGATAACTGTATGAAACAAATGAATCTCGATCAACAAACTGGGCATCATCACGGGTAATCAATACTCTTGATTCTGGATCCCAATAAATAGCAAATGGGTTCTGCTGTACGGTTTTCATTACTGGTTTGCGACCGTCAACAACATCCATATAGCATTCTTGGAACGAATTACCACCTGCCCAAGCTTGACGCATGAGTTCAATGTCGTTCATGTCATCTTTTTGGTCAGCCGATTCTCTGGCATCCAACTGCTGTAATATTTCTGAAATATCATCATCTTCAGGGGATGTCGCCTGAAACTCTGCTTCATACTGATTCTGAATCATCATACCCAAAATGGTACGTTCAGAGGTTTTTATCTGATTGAAGACAATTGGCGTTTTACGCTTATCCCGATATCTCTTAAGCTCATCACCATCATTGTGAAAGCCTCTAAGAAAATTATGATTAACTTCACGATTGTTATTGAATTCACCATGATATTCACGCACAAATCTATGGTGATAGATTAAATCATTAGCATCTTTAGACTTATGTAGTTCATAAGTTGCATTAATATCGGTGTCGTGGTCTGAATTCTTATCTATATTAATCGCCAAATTGATCCCTTGGAAATATGCAACTATTCGCCATATGTCCAATATAGCTTGTAACAAATGTTTTTGCCATTAAAAATCACCTAATTCAGGGAAAACCTCTAATAATTTAGGCTTGTATACTGATATAGGGCTTGATACACCATTCTCCCAACGGTGCCAAGTTCTAGCACTACACCCTATTTTTAGTATACATTCCTTTACCTTAACCCTTTTTTCTTGGCGTAGATTCTTTAATCTTCCACCAAAAATAAGCTTTTTTATATCATCTTCTTCCATACTTTTTGGACTTCTTAAAGTTTAGTTTACTTCCTATTGCGGAAGGCTTGCGCTTTATCTTCCGGCTTGATTGGTTGGATGTAGTCGCTCCAGTAGTCGTCCCTTTCTCCACTCTCTCCGGTAGGCTCGCTATGTCCTGACCCGCCTTCAGACTCTCTTTCAGGAACTTGGCGTACACTTCCGGTTCGTTCTGCTTCAGGTGCTCTACCTGTGCTTTGCTTTTGAATGACATCAGCATTTTCCTTTGTTTGCTTTAAAACTCCACTGTGAGGTAACATTGCGCATGAATACACGCAACCATCGCCATCCTTGTATACTAGTGCTACATGGTGAGTAAACCCAAGATTACTATGATTTGGCCTTCTCGCAACCAGCAACTCATACGCCAATAACCCCTGTTCCATGTCGTGCGCACTTTCAAAGTCCTCTATTGGGATCTTTGAAAAAAGAGGAGGCTTTTCAACTTCCTCCTTTTGTGGCATGTATGGATTATACATTTTTTGATAATTCCGCTTCCTCGTCAAACTCCGTATCGATAGCTATCATGGCGTTTTCAGGGAGATTAATGTATGATTTTTTGCTTTTGTGATCTTTTATCTCTGTACCCAAATCCGACACATGTACAACAATATCACCAACATGCACGGTCTTAACTTCTGGCCCAATTGCAACAACTCTACTTTTTACAAGTGACTCATTGTAACCACTTGGAAGGATAATATTACCAGATTTTAACTTCATAGGTAGTAAATCAAGTAACAATCTGTCTCCGCACATGTGAAATCTTACTGTAGACTTGCCTTGGTTTTTAGCTACTTTTACTGTACTTTTTGTTTCTTTACTCATACATCTAATCCTGTTTGTTGGGTTTTGTTTTGTCTTTAAATTCACGTAACACTTGGTGGCTCACATCTACATTTATCTGCAATTCCACCCTAAAATCTAGTGCAGGATTAACAACACCTTTTCTGCACCTGTACTCATGATCCGATACCATACACCTTTTAGTGGTTATATCATCTTCTTTTGAGTATTCAATAAGCCACTCACCAAGCCTTCTTATGTCATTAGCTATGGCCTTCTTTTTTTCATCATTCACTATAACTCTCCTCTAAATATTTTAAATAATCACAAATCATTACTTGCATATCTTTGCTTATTTTCTGAAAAATTAAGTCTGTTTTCTTTTCAGCCTCACTTCTTGGTTTATTTATATCATAGGCTTTGCCTGACTTAATCTTCATACTCACCATCATCCTCATAGTATTCTTCATAATAAGCTTCGTCGTCATTGTCTTCATTGCGTTCTCTTAATGACTCTTCCATGTACCCATCTGGGTTTCTGTCATCATCAGCAACTAACCCACCATCTTTATAGTGATGTCTCCTTGTCCAATTCCAGATAACCAACGCATCCCCAAAGTCGGGAGATCGCCCTAATCTTTCCGGTTTCTTGAGTTCTGATTTTGGAACAACAATTATATGCCCGTTGTTGACTTTGTAGGTGTGCATTAAGATATCTTCTTGAAGAGTGTTAAACTCATCAAAATACCCTTGATCGCTATCTTCGTCTATTTCGCCATTCTGCAATTTAGGTTTATCCATAAATGCAGACAGATCAATATCACCGTTTTCCATGTCAATTCTAAAACACCACCACATTTGGGAGCGAAGGTTATCAAACTTGATATCACCTATGTATTTAGCGTCAAATTTCGGGTCTTTATGTGTGCACCTCTCTAAAATAGATGAACAGTTGTGGTCTTCTTCTAAGCTGTCAGCCACCCCAGTACCGGGGCCGATTGAGTCAACACCAATCATTACCTTGGATCTGTCAACACTTGAAGCGGTTTCAGCCAATGCCCTTGCGAATGTAGTAGTCTTTGTTTTAGCCCAACATTTGCAGCGGTATGGTTTATTTCCTACCCCTAGAAATTCAACAGATTTATCTACACCTTGATAGGTACCATAGTCAGCCCCAATAGTGTACTTTCCATTGTCTTTAAATTCGTTCTTACCCTTAATTGCATTTTCCCACCAGTCCGAAGCGATAAGCTGGTCCGGCTTGTCTTGCATTGTCCATAAGCCTTCTTTAAGTGCACGCTTTTTATCTTCTGGTAGCTGATCCAGTCTGTTCTCATACTCTGGGTCAGCATCCATCAAGATTCTATTTTCAGCACGCACGCACGGTATAAACTTTCTAGAACATGAGCCAGGGGTGTCCTTTGTTACCTTGACATCTTTATCCATTACGGTTTTAAAGTACCCTGTTTCAAGTGGCTCCATGGGATCGAAAAACCGATTTTTAACCCACATAAGGAATTCACCATCTGGGTTCCCAGTACCTCGAATCATTCTTTTTATGTTCGGATTAGAACCCCGTAGTCGTGAGAATAAATAAACATATGCTAATTTTGGAAACTGTGGGAGCTCGTCAAATCCGATATAATCATATTCCTGCCCTTGGTGTGAGTATATTGTTTTAACATACTGCATGTGGGCAAACTTAATAGTAGATCCATTGGGCCACCTAAATGTGTGTTTAGAATCATTATAAGTTGCGCCAGTAGGAATATACCATTCCCTAGCAAGATTTATCAATCCCTCAAGATCTGGAAATGTACGCCTAAATATTACAGCTCTATATCCAGGTATTGGAACTTGGTACAATGCATCTATCAGTAAAACAGCACTCTTCCCACCACCAGCTTCACCACCATAAAACACCTCCGTTTCTGAAGATTTGGCGAACTCGGTTTGCATTCCGGGCTGTGGGGCGATTATAATTTGTTTCTGTTCTTTATCGGACATATGGCTTATAATATAATATAATTAACTGACATTTGGCGAAAAACAACCAACATTAGTAGTGAAATGTTTGAAAATAAATTATTATAGGTATATGTCTACACCTCCCCATGGTTTTAAATGCCTATAGAATCCGTTGATAATCCGTTTGGTAATTTCAGAATTGGTTTATTCCCCCCTTTTTCAGTTGGCATTCATCTTAGGGAAACTTATAATATATTCGGTTCCGAGCCTGTAACAATGGCAGGAAATCCGTACCCAGTGGAATGGTATGTTGTATCTGATGCTTTAGTTAGATACCCTGCTGAAGATGGTACATATTTCACTCAAAATGAGACTTTGGTAAATGGTGCTAATGCCATTTCAATTATCGATACGCATACAGGGGACCCACAGCCAACTTTAAATTTCACAATGTACAAAGCGGCTAATTTTATTATAACCACTGCAAACAATGCTTTCAGTTACAATGTTGCCGAAACTATTGAAGCCCAGTTAGATGATGGTGTAATTACCTGGAGTACTAACCTGCCTAAAGTATATAGCAATACATTCAAAACTTACTTAGGCGGCCAAATCCCTGAAGAAGGTGATTATAGCTTAACATATTCTTTCACTGATCCAGTCGGGAACGTGTTTAACTCAACGGACAACGGTAATATATTTAAATGGGCTCCACGTGTTTATATTGTATCAGTTGATGGCAATTACAACGTTGAAGACCCTCAGCCTAATACTGAGAAAACAAGTGTAGCAGTAAGATATATTAAAGGTCTAGAGGTCTACACAGAAAACAATCTACCCGTATATGATGCTAATGGTGCAATAATTTATTTTGGCGATATATCAGACGAGACCAGTGTTAACATTAATTTAGATCTTGGCGCAAATGATATTACCAGTCAGATTATAAATATACCTGATGATTTCGGAAACCTTCAAAGTGCAATGAATCAGATTGATATTAGTCGGGATGAGTCAACAGATTTCCACCTTACTAACAGGGTTCAGGATTCGCTTTCTCAAATTTGGTTTGCCTCTGAAATGGACGGGTCAAACAATATCGTAGCTAGTAAGGGAGCAAATGACCTTATAGCTATTCAAGGCATTACTCTTAATGAGGTTGAAAGTGATCCATTACAATCCGGTTCTGATCCAGAAATATACACCCCTCAAACATATGCTGAAACAATCCGTTATGATAATGGTGGAATGTATGAAGAGAATTCTGTCGGTGCAATGGCTCCCGAAACTGAATGGAGTAGATCTTTAAGAATTTATAATGATGCCACTTCAAGCACTTATTATGCTATTGCCTGTGGTAATTCGACCGATGTAAACATAACTGGCTTGTTGATTGTTGGTAATACATTGTATGTTGATTTCGGTGGTACTCGTAAAAACTTGGGTACAATAGTTCCGACTGATGAATGGTATGAATTCACCTTAGAAAGTTATCACGATGGTGTAGAATGGGTTTATGATTTCTACATGGATAAGTCTAAAATCCACACGTCAAAGGGCACATCTGATTACGGCACATCTACCTCAACACAAAATGTTGTTTATGGGGCAAACTACACTAATGACACATCAATCACAATTGAAAACGATTTTTCCGGTGACATGAACTCTATTGTAGTTTCTACCACTGCTATTGGTTTTGCTCATAATTGCCTATACAACAACTCTTTGTTGTGGCCTGTAGTGTCATGGCGTGGCGACTCTAATGCTGTTGGTGTTGGAGCTACTACTGAGTTAACCTCTACGGGCGGTCTACTTTTCACCTATGCAGAAACCAAGAAAGTTTTAGTGATTAAAACCGTTGAAGCGGGTGAAGATTTCTACGCTGGACTTGAAGAAAAAGATAACACTCCTTCATGGGTTGCTTCTTTACCAGAAACACGCCCAGAAGGTGAAGCAGATAAATCACTTGATTACTGTTATGACTCTTTGCTTTGTAGTATGATAATGGATTTATGGACTCAAAATTTTATTACAGCCGGATATACAGAACCAAACCCAGCGGGATATAATAATGTAGCTGATGAATTTGGCTATGGTATTGATACTAGAATTGCTTTCGCTCAAAGTAAAAGCATTCCTTCGATACACACAACACCGATGGCCGTTACACCTGCCTCAAAAAAGGATGATTGTAGATTAGTATCTGACACATTGAGCGCAGATAGCAAATATTTAAACACTGAAATATATAACCTCCAAGAGCTTACACGTGTATCTGCAGGTGATGATAGCTTAAAACCTGAATATGACGCAGGTGACACGATACACACAAATGATGATGGCCAGTTAATGCAGTATAATGAGTTTCAGAATTTCTCACAAAAATATCTTGATGACACTTTAGAGTTTTATTATGACCCTGTTGTAGTTATTACAAATCACTCAGACGGTGACAGAGCTTTAACTGAGCCAATTACAATAAACTGGACTATTGACGGGGTAGCTCAAACACCTATTAGTCAAGATTTGGTTCTCGGTGACAACGAAATAACATTAGACCATACAAATAAATACGCTCGTTATGGGTCAACAACTATCACAATCAGATACTACCCTGCTGGTCAATTGCCAGTTACAAACCAATACGCAATGGATACTATCACCAGTAGTCAGATACTGGATGAAGTTGGAACTATTGACATTGATGTTTTTGGATCTGAAACAACTAGAGATGATGGCTTTTACTTTAATGGTACAACTGATTATGCTGTTGCTGGGACAAGTGCACAGTCTAATGATTGGCTAAATGTTGCACATGAGCAAACAATTTCCCTTCAGATTTACATAGACCCAAGCGCGGCTACATTCTCTAATAGAGTTTGGTTTAGTAGATTATGGAATAATGCAGGGACAGGTTTTTACCCGAACCAACATGATCTAACCACAAAAGTAAAAGACTCAAACAACGACCTAACAACAGGTGATTGGATACAGAGCAATAGAGAGCGTTGGATTCCTATCATTATTACGATAAGTTCAACAGGTGTTTATAAAGTCTATGTTGATAAAGTTGATTTGACTAGCGGTGGTGCAACATACGTTCCCGCAACTGCTGACAATAATTTACCGTTTATATTTGGTGCAAGATCAGACACAGATACAACGGTTTTAGCGGAACAATTTGCTGACGAGATAGTAATACGTAACTTTACACGGTACGATTTAGAAGGCATCCAAGCAGATGTAGACGCTATTTCTGATGCGTTCCCCACTTAATTAATTAAACAAAAAGGAAGTAAAAAATGAAAATGAAAACAATATTTTTAACACTATTACTATTAATCTCAATGGCTCACAGTGGGCTAAAAAATGTAGGCTCAGCTCAACTTAATAACAGGGTTAGGCTACTCGATACAGTAGGCGTAAATCTATCTGTGAGGGATTCAAATGATGTTCTATTAGGTGTATTGGATGCCGCGACCTTTGCGGCTAATGACAGTACTAAGCTGATTCTGGCAACGTATGACGCTCAGGATTTTATCGAAACAATTAGGCGAACACTCAACCCTTATGAGTCGGTAACATATCTACCGGAAGGAACCCCATATACAACGCCATCCATAACGGCAACTACTCCAACCAAAATATTAATACCAACCACACCCAAAACTATAAACGGTTTTGCATTTAATGATATAGGGGGCGGTGAGTTTGCGCTACAGTTTATAGAGGTCGTAACAGGTACAAAACGGTTTGATCTAAAAGCCACCACTGGTATTTTAACAGGTACAAATAACACTGTAATAACATTGAGAGTCTATAAAAATGGAGTACCGATAACAGGAGCCTACATGCCCAGAAAAGTAAGTTCTGGGTCTGACGTTGGGTCACTGAGTATAATTGCATCTTTTGATATGGCTACAAATGACTATATTGAGATATATATAGAGAGCTCGTTGACATCTACGGTTACATTTGAAGGTACAAGCATAATCATCCGAGAAGTCAACTAAAATGGATACCCGCCAAAAACACGAATGGAAAGACGGTGCATGTAAAAGATGCGGTGAGAAGTTCACCCCAAATGGAACAGGCCCACAAGGTAAATGGTATACTTTTCTAATCCGTATTTTCCCGTTTAATCGTTGGGTGGATGATATTTCTAACAAACATGATGAAGACTATTTCGAGGGCTTTAATATGCTTCATAAATGTGATGCTGATTCTCGAATGTATCAATCTACTATTTACAAAATTGAATCTACATGGTGGTTGAGACCTCACTGGCTATGGAAGAAACGAGCTAAACTTAATTTTGAAGCTGTTGAAGAAGGCGGTGATGATTCGTTTAATTGGTTCGGGTGCGAAATTGGCGTTAAAAAGTAACGCCACAAATAATTTTAAAAAAACTTAACTTTTAGGTAGATAATGGAAGAGAACGAAATAACATTGGAAGATCTAAGAACATTATTACAGCCAATTTCTGATAATGTTTCTGGTATGCGATCAGAGCTTAAAGATGCACGCTCAGAGATAAGTGAGGCGGTAACTGATAACAAAATAATGAATGAAAGGTTTAATTCGTTGAAAGAAAATAACAAAGAAGCCCATAAAAAGCTTGAAGATTCACTGAGTAAAAACTGGGAACTAACAAGGAAAACAGACCTAAAAATAACTCGTTGGGCTGGTGCAATAGGCGCGATTGCTGTACTAGTTCCTCTCGCCCTTAAGTATTTAATTTAACCGTTTGTAATCTCAAGAGAAACATGGGTTGTACTTGGTGTAGCCCTCCAAACATCAACCATGTTTAACTCAAACACATTTTCACCAACTGAGTAGTTTTCAAAAACCCAATTATCCATTATAGCCTCATGCGCTAACTCATTGCTAAAGATCGCAATGAATTCATCGTGCTCAATATTTATATTTACATTTTCAACGTCAAAATTAGTCAACTGTTCAGATAGGTGTTTTGTTACTTCACTTATTTCAGTTAACTCGACACAGTCAACCACAAGCATATCACTAATCATACCCTTGGCGAACTCGGAAGCATCAACTAAATAGTGATTTTTAGAAAACCTCCTAACTACATTGAGTGGATTAAAATTAAGCGTCTCACGAATATGTGCCTTATACCATTCTTCAGTATCAGGCCGAATAGTAACATAAAAGCAATTTGGCGCATTAAGAGCAAACGAAACACGTACTTTATTATTGTATAATTTTTTGATAGTATCAATCATATTACATATCCCCCACACTATCACATAATTTTATTTTATGTTTTTTAGCGAATTTGATACATTCAACCAAGCTGTAGGTGTGGTGGTAGGTGAGACACTCGTCTGATGGTTCTCCAAGTTTATCAAAACCCCTATTGTACAGTATATCTCTAACTGCATGAAGCAACTCATGAGAGATTGTGCCAATTGGGACTTTCAGGTTTGTATTAAAATAAACTTGTGGATTAGTACTCCCTTCATCATTAAAAGTTGTTGTATACGCAATTGAATTATCTTCGAATTTCTTTGTCCAAAATATTTGTATTCCACATCGTAATACTGGGAATAAAATACTTTGCTCTTTATATTGTTTTTTCATAACTCTCTCTCCATTAAATTAAAAAACCCTAGAGGGTATTAATCTCTAGGGCCAAATCAACCAATATGCAACAAAAGAGGAGTTAAGTGCATACTGGTTAATATAGATTATTTTTCAGCTTTCACAATGAAAACACCAGGTTTTTCCGCATCGAGGACAATTTGTTTTAGAGTGACATAAACCGCTTTACCCTCATGTTTAGCTCTCTCGATTTCTCCAGCTGTGATTTCTGTTGATCCTTCAGAGAGTTGTTTTAGTGCTTCAGCGAGTTTCTTTTCTGCTAATTCTTTCTCTTTTCTAGCTGTTTCGATTTCTTCAAGTCGCTTGGCTTCTTTTTCTTTAGCTTCACGTAAGATTCTTGCAGTTTCCAATCTAGCGTCTTCAGCCTCTTTATCGGCCTTAATTTTAGCCTTTGCAATTGCGTTAAATTCGTTTTCTTTTTTAAGCTTATCACGCGCAACCTCTCTATCTTTTTTGTCCTGAGCCTCTTTTGCGGTGCGGTCTTTTTCATCTTGATCGGCTTTTAATTTAGCTTGTCTCACTTCCTCAATATCTCGCTCTTCTTTGAGTCTTTTGTTTTCTTCTGCAATTCTTTTTTGTTCCGCTTCGTCTTTTTCTTTCTGAATTCCAGCAAATTCAATTATTCTATCAAATGCCTCTGGTTCAATTTCACCGAATTCAACATTATCAAAGTCAGGAATGTAATTAGATAATTTATAAGCAACATCTTTTCTAGCTCGGTGTAGTTTCTGCTTTTCAAGAGCAATTCTCTCTTCTTCAATAACCCGTTCAGCTTCTTTTTTACATTCTTCAAATTCCTCTTTTAAGCCCTTTTTGACGTGCTCAAAAATGCTAGGTGCCATTGCTGCAAAGTCGGTACTTTCATCAATTTTACAGTACTCAGAGTATTGCTTAAGTTCTTCTAAGCGTTCTTTTCCTAGAGCTTCCTTTTCTTCGCGGTCAGCTTTTTCCTGCTTAATTCTTAGTGATTCATTGTGGTTTTCAATTGCTTTAACTTCGTTTTTATCATCAGCAATCAAGTCTTTGACAAACGAAGCGAGTAAGTCATTGCCTTTTTTCGCAAGATTCAAATCAATATTACAAAGCTTTCTGGCGTTTTCTGCCGCTGTCCACATCTTCCCTATGTCAATTCTGTGACGTTTAGCTCTTGCAACTAGCTCAGGAGGTACCATTTTACCAGTATCTTTGTATTTGTCGAACTCCGACATGATGTCTATTTTATTTTCTTGATGAGTATTGAAGGATTCCAACATTGGCACAAATACTTTCTTTAACTCTCCAATTCTTCCCTTTGGTATTTGAGTTTCATCAAATCCAACTATTTCATAATTAGCTGTTGTTAATTCGCCTTCTTTAACTTCTGTATTTTTTATTTCTTCAGACATAATTTCCTCTTTTTTGGTTTATTTTTCTCGAACCGATTACACCAACCGGACGCATTTATTGTTTTGTGCCACTCTAGACACATAAACCCTGTACGCCTTGAGCAGGTCATACAGGAGCCTTTTACTTTTTTACGTTTCTTCATCTGCCTTGTAATCTTTGCGATGCTTTTTAATGTCTTCCATCAGCTTTTCAACTTCAATTTTTGCTAATTCAATTTCATTCTCTATTCTAGTCTGCATTTCTTCGTCCGGTTCAATTCTGACTTTCAGCAAACGATAGTTAGGGTAATATACTGCAATGTCAACCCACTCAAACCCACATACATAAATTTGAGCTTGAACTTGCTTCCAGTAGTCAGCTTTAATTAATTCGTTGTTAAAAATATAATCCAGAAACTTTTTATAGCCTACGCACTTACATTCAAGCCCGTTATTCTTATCGCCTTCAACAATATTTCCATCAGGTGAAGCTCCCGCCCAATCGGTAAATTCATAAAACCCACCACTATCAACGGTTGAAAATGTTAGCTCTTCATAGGCTTTAACGGCCAAAAACTCTAGCTCATGCCCCCGTTCAGTATATCCCGTTCCGAAAAACTCAGTTTCAACAGGTTCGCTAGATAGTCTTTCAACGGCACATTTTTTAATAGTATCAAGATAGCCTTTTGTCTTTTTACCCATTAGTAAATTAGATATAGAAGAGGCTGTAAATTTACCGCTTCTCAACCGTAGCCATTCATCGGTATTCTGCTCAACAATATGGAATTTTCTTTCCTTTTTATCATGTATTGATTTATACATCATTTTCCTTTTCAGCTTTTTTATCAGCATATTGTTTTAGGAGTTCAACTTTATTTTCTTCAGAAAGCCTATACATGGTCAAAACCTTCTCAATCGTTGTACCATTAACCATATGTAAAACCCCATTATTCCAAGCCTCTGTTTCCGGCAACAATTCAGGTAATTCAGTTTGCGGATGAAAATCTCTAATTCTGAGAGCATCAACCATTTCCCGAGCGACCTTTACTTTCTGTACAAAAACTTGGATAGGCATACCACACCAATCCTCAATAAATTCTGATTTAGAAAGCTTCATGAGTACCTTTGAATTGGTTACATTCAGTATCATCGGTTTAACATTCTCTTTGAAATAAGCCACCATACAGGAGCCTTTTTTACCGTTCTGGTCTATCACCTCTACATCCTGCCTAACTGATTGTATTGTAACAATTATATCACGGTATTCAGGAGCTAAACTATAAGCCCCCAAGTAGTCAGGATTAAAACCTTTTCTCCAATGCGTTTTACTCATACCAAAGCCTCACATTTTGCGTTAAATTTCATTTTCTTGTCGTATTTATAGTCAGGAATTAGTCTTGCAAATTCCTCAATCACATCATCAACATTTTTAATTACCAAGCTGCCACCCTTAAATATATACCCGTCAGTGTGGCAAACTATATCGGTATCACCCTTCAATCTAAGACAAATCATCCCTACGTATGCGCCATCAAGAGCAACACTAATATCAATACGATACCCGTAAGGCACAATATCCATACAAAACTCTTTCAGTCTAGTTATAAATTCAATCATCCACTCACCTCATTGGTTGTAGTTTCTGATTCTTCTTCAGTAAATGTTAACTCAGCGGATAGTAAAAAGTTGTTTGCATCCATAAAATCAATATCCCACGAATCATGTGTATAATCATCCTTGTAATGTGTAAGTATAGCGTTTGCAATCTCAGCCCGTGTCAAAACTAGTCTAGTTGTTTTGGTTTTCTTTTCCTCGATTATTTCAGTCATATTCCCTCTTTTGTTATTTGGTAGTCAAAATATAACAGTGTTTATCTATGTTGGCAACCATTTATTTTATATTAATAAAATTTTATTAATCCCCACAAATTTTATTTTACTTACTATATTTTATTTAAACAAAATTACAATATAACAAAGAGGTAAGTGTGAGCGAAATAAACATAAGTGTTAAAAGACTGGTGGAGCTTGAAGACCAAGAAAGGAAGCTTATGGCTTTAGAGGCTGGCGGTGTTGATAATTGGGATAACTATGGTGATGCTCTAGATGAGTACCATAGGGAAAAAGAGGAGAGTGAAGCTTTTTCATGTTTAGCTGAAGACATATGTGAAGAATTATCTTCTGGATCTTATGAGCCATCAGAGAGGGGAGCAGGTGTTGCATTTAAAGATGACGCTATTTTAAGAGTTCAGAATTTAATCAAAACAGTATTTAAAGACATTTTAAACGAGAGGGAAGCATAATGGCTAAGAAAATAGAGACAATGACAATCAAGCAAGCTCAGAAAATGGTTAGGGGTGAAGACCAGAAAGGAATATTATCACTATTATGGAGTAAACGTAGAAATAAAGACAAATCAATGCGCCTGAAAAATATAGCTGAAAAAATAGGAAAACCACCAAGTACCATCAAAAACGCTATGGACGTGCTGACTGCTCCTGATTTAGAGATAGCCGTAAAGGTCTGTCGTGGAGTATACCAGATTAGCGATAAGGTTACTGTATGAGTAGACTAATACAGTTTCGAGCGTGGGATAGTGCTATGAATAAATATCACTATTGGAACAATAAATCAAATAGCTATGACGGTATATTCTGGTCAATGGTTAAGCGTTCAGAATTCAAACATGGTGTCGAGCAGTACACAGAACTCAAAGATAAAAACGGTGTTGAGGTCTATGAGAATTGTGAGATTGACAATAAGTTTATTGTCCTATTTGTTAACGGGTCTTATGTCTTGCACGATATATCAAATGAGGTTATATTTAATCTATACAAGCATTATGAGGTTAGCAATGGACAAATTGAGGTTACGAAAGAACGTCACGAAATGGCGTAAAACTAAAAGAGGACTTGTCACCAATCTTTACCATAAAATGAAAGAGAGGGGTTGTGTTGAATTCAAGTTGGAATTTCTTCATGAGTTTGCTGAATGTAAAAAGTTCGATAGACTCTTTGAGGAGTGGGTAAAAAACAACTACAATAAACAATTTAAACCCTCAATAGATAGAATATCGAACAAAGGCATATACGCTAAAAAGAATATCCAATGGTTGACGTGGGCTGAAAACAGGTATAAGCAAACAATGGAAAGAAGATCCAGGAATGGCGCTGTACTAATGATGCTTGGTAATAAAGTTGTTGAAAGATTCAAATCTCAAAGGGAGGCAGTTATGAAGACAGGATTATCTCAATCTAACATGAGCTCATGTTTAAACGGGAAAAGAGAAACTTGCGGGGGGTACAAATGGAAGTATCACGAAAACCCTGAGCTAATAGAGGTGCCAAATGAAGATTAAAAAACACAGTGACATTATAGACTGGCTCCAATCAGCTCTAAAGATAGTAGTAACAGTGGGCGGTACATACGGGTTCTTACTTTTAATTATGGATATCATATGAACAAAGAGCATAAAATGCAAGTAAGAGGCTACGAAAACTACCGATACGATAGAAACAACAATAGACTATTCAGGGCGCATACAGAGGGAGAGGTTTTTAGTCGTTCCGGAAAATTTACCTTGAAGAAAAACGGTTTACCTCACGTACTTAATCCAGACGAATTGATGATATTGACTAGGCCGTTATTGGTGAGCCATGGAAGTGGAGCGACGCACAATAAGCAAAATATACTTAACGATATGGAAAAAGGCATGACCCGTATACAGTTAATTAATAAATACGGCATGCCTAATAATCTGATTGTTAGGCTTAGCGAGCAGAACGGGTATAATTATAAGGCAAGAATTAAACTAGAAGTGCTCGAACATCTTAAAGAAAACAGGAGTCACGACTGGATTTTTAATCATTGCCAAATGTCGAAATCATTTATCAGTAAAATTAGAATATCGTTAAGAAGGGACGGAGAGGATGTGTAATATAGTCAGGGATAGAAGAGAGCTTAATGAGGTTTCTGAATTTTACGAAAATCTTAAATTAGATCAAAACGAACATAAAAAGTGTTGGAAGGATGAAGAAACACAGGTTCTTATTGATAAAGTCGTTGAAGAATTTGGAGAGCTTGTTGTTGAGTTGAGTAAATTTAATTATAGCGAAGCCCTTAAAGAGTCGGCAGATTTAACCAATGCAAGCAAAATGTTAACATTGAGATTACACGAGATAATGCAAAAGGAACGACATGATAGTATCAAACATTAAGAAACCAGAACCACCAAAACCGACAGTGTTAAAGCCTGAATTAAAAATGCATGAGGTCTCAGTCCGTGGAGATGATGGAATTTATGTTATACCAGTTAGCGCCACGGATAACACCATGGCTATTGATATCGCTATGAAAAAATACAATCTTACTGAGCGTGAGATTGTCGGGGTAAATATATGAAAATTTGCTCAAACCCAATTTGCACCAAGAAAGGAAAACAACAGCCGCTAGATAATTTCAATAAATACAAATATGCTAAAGATGGGCTCAACCCTAAATGTAAATCATGTGTATCTGAATACATGTGCAATCGTTACTGGGCTATGACTCGGGAGCCTGAATTACACAAAGATGCGTATAGGGTGAGGGATTTAAAAGAGATATTTTCTCATTATCCAACAGTTAATATCAACACCTTAAAAAGTTACGTGTATCGCCATCTAAAGGTTGGTTTTTCTGGCATGACCGACGATGATTTACATGCCAATATAAAGGGGTATATTGAATACAGAGAGGGGTTGAAAAAGAAATGATTACACACAATATAACGTTAACAGGTTTGCCAAAGTTCAGCACTAACATGTTGTACTCTGGCACTCACTGGACTAATAGAGTTAAATTTAAACGCAAACTCAACTATATTATCAAATCCCAATTTAAGCATGTTTTTAGCAAAGATAAACAGTATACAGTAGGTTACAAGTTTTATTTTAAAGGTACGCCTCTGGACGCCTCAAACTGCTCTGGTATGCTAAAAATGATAGAGGATATAATTTTTGAAGATGACAAACACGACATTATAGACATAGGTGGTATTCAATCAAGAAAATGTAAAAATGAACGTGTAGAGATACACATAATTGAAAAGGAAAAATATGAGTGAATCAATTTTAGACGAAGCTGAATCGATAGTGAATGGAGAGCGTGCAACTGATTACGGCAGTGCACAAGAGAGCTTCCATAAAATAGGTGCAATGGCAAAGCTTATGCATTGCGAGGGTGATACTGACGATATAACAGCCTGTAAAACTCTAATCGCTGTAAAGTTAGTTAGAGAGAGCAATAAACACAAGCGTGATAATTTAGTTGATCTATGTGGATATGCTGAATTATTAAATAGATTACACGAAAACAATTAACACCAACTGTTAATTAAAACCAAACAAAAAGGAAAGTAAAATGAAATCAAACTACCATAAACATTTTGAAAGAGAGATTAAGGTATTACTATCAAGCTGGGACGGGCAAGATGAAGATAGTGAGCCGATAGTCAATAAATTCAAAGATGATATAAACTCTATTCTTGACAAAATTAGCGATCAAGGGCATAGTGGATCATCAATACATTATTACGCTAACATTGTTTCTGGTTGTGTAAAAAACGCAATCCTAATGAAAGCCATAGGGCCGTTGGTTGGTTGTGACTCAGAATGGAATGAAGTAGGCGATCAAGACGGTAAGTTGTATCAAAACAATAGGGATGGTGCAGTTTTCAAGGATGATAA